AGCAGGCCCACGACATAGCGTAAATGAAAATAAACCCGTATGGCAGAATGGAAAAAGCCGTGCGGGTTTATTTTTGTTAGCATCTATTTGTGAAACTGGACTTTTGCGAATTAATTATTTATAGTTTTTTTATTTCTATCCAGCTTTGAAGCATGTAATTTATTTGTTCATTTCTTGTTCTGTGTGCATCTTTAGCCAACTTATCAATTTGACTACACAATTCTTGTGGAATTCTGATGGATGTCACTTTCAATTTCTTTTCTTCTTGTTGCTTTTCCATATATTTGCACCTCCTTTTTTGTAATATTGTAATGAATTTGGATA